GTAATTCAAAAGCAGTGTCATCTAATAGCTCTTCGATTTCATCGTCCGTATACTTGCCTTGTTCTTTAAGGCGATCCCTAAATCCTCTGTTAATGGTGTGCAAAAAAGCATCATCACCAAAATCAGCACCAAAAAGAGTAAGGTTTAACTCTTTATTTTTTCCTCGGCTATATGCTATGTATTGTTTAAGAGCAGCCATGTGTTCAGAGTTAAGGTCTTGTGCAAATTCTTTTTCTAGCCTTGCTAAATTATCATCAAAGTTTTTGCCCAATTTGTTAGCAGAAAAGTCCAACAAGATACCAAGCATTCTGTCGCTTTCATTAATAATTTTAAGGACGGGAACAAGCCTAAAAGATAAATCGTCAAGCTCTCTGCCAAACGCCATAGTTGCTGCTTCATCGGCAGATTGATAACGACCCATTACATCTAAACTAACTTCACGCCCAAGGCGATCAGATGTGCCTGTCATTTTGTCATTATAAAATCTTCCTAAAGAAGTCTTTAACCCTTCCCACAACTCACCTACTGTTTGGGCTTCGCTTAAAGGTTTTCTTGCGTAATTAGGGTTGTCTACTTCTGTGTAAACAACCCTATCTTCTGCTTCTTGAATAGATCGCAGCATAGCTTGCTCGTCAATATCACTAAGCTCTTCAGCAACCTCGTCCTCTTGAGTCTTTAATCCCCCAGAAGACTTTCGCGTTACAGCCATATCAATTACTTTTCCTAAAGTAAGGCCAGCAAGGCCGCCAACGGTAGCATTAACAGTCCGCTCCTCAAATGTATCACCGCTTGCTGCGCCGTATACCGCGCCTTCAAATGCGCCTGCTTTGGCTAAAGTCACACCCCTCTTGCCTAGTTGAACGCCAAGACCAACTCCTGTTGGTAGTGCGCCAAAAAATTCAAGAGCGGTAGCAGTTCCAGCAAGGTCTGGGTTTTTTTCTATAAACATATCTCTGGCTACTTCATATCTAAGTTTTGCATCTCGGTAAGACACATCCGTAGTAGCGGCCTCAAGGCCTGCCTTTAACTCACCAAGCAATCCAAAGGTAACTCCTTCGCCAAACTCAATAGCTAACCCTCTTAGTTTTTGATTTCGTCTATCAACAGATTTTTGTAATACCTGCTGCCCATCATCAGAAAATTGAATATCTGAAATATTGAAATCAGATTCAGCAGGTCGTAAACGCTTAACGGTTTCTAAAGCAGAATCCGAAAATTGGATGTCTGAAATATTAAAAACGTCAGAATCTTGAAGAGGAAGATATTTATTCATTTGATTCCGAGTAGCATCATCAACATTAGTATGATGGTACACCTCGTAAAAATCTCTCATAGCCTGAGTATCACCCGACGCCATTTTTGCAATGTCCGCATTAGCACCCAGCCTATATGTTCTAATAAGATACAGCTCATCTTGTTGAGCATCTGTTAGTTTTCTAGGATCTTTATGTTCTAGCGCTTTGTCAAAGTAATCAGGGAATGGTAAATCAGCCTTATCATAATACGTTTTAGCTGCATTTAAATCTTCTGCAAACGGCGCAGGAAACCATTGAAAGTTACCTAATGCTCTATTGCCAGTTTTTTTATTAGCAACTCCGGTAGTATTGCGGCCACCAGAGCTTTCAATGTTTGAAATAGCATCGACGTATGATCTAATGTTAGATTCAGACTTAAAAGGATCAATCCCTATGTCTTCAAACATCCAACTAACAATAGGCTTTGCTAATAAAGGGTCGGCTGGTCGCGCTTCGGCACCCTTTGGTGGGTTAACTTTAACTTTAGGCATGTTTTTTTACCTTGGCGATTTATTTATTCCAAGCGGAATTACAATTATTTTTTAAAAAGCCCTGCCCATATTGCTAACAATATTTTGCTCAGCAGCATTTCTTCGCGCTTGTGCCTCTGGAGAGTTATTTTCTTGAGACATTGATCTTATAAATGAAGTAATTGGGCCACGCCGACCCTCTGCTTCCATTCGATATTTTCTATAAACTGCTTCTGGTACGTTTTCAATACCGCTAACAGTCCCATCTTTCCCCCTTGTTATTATTCCTTGTAGCGCAGGATCTTTTTCAGCAGCTTGAGCCATTAAGTCTGCTGTTAAAATTTCTATTTCTTCTTGCTCAACCTTTAAGTTTTCCTGCCGGGTTTCCATTCCTTTAAACTGCTCTGGAAACTCAGTCTTTAGAAAGCTAATAACTTCTTGTTCTATTTGATCGGCGGTTAACTCTTCACCCGAAGGTCTTTTTAAGCTATCAGCTAATCGAAGTTTATCTTCATCAGACATTTGCTCAATTTTATTGTAAAGATCATCTCTAAAATTTAAGGTTAAATCTCCTCTTTTGGCTTGCCTGTTTAAAACCGTTTCTACAGTAGCCAAAATTCCAGCACTAGCAACGCGCGCGGTATTAGCATTTGCCTGCATAATAGTTCGCTTATCAAGAGTTTCAGAAATCAAAGCAAGTCTGTCTCGATCACGGCGAATGTCTCCAGTTGGATTAAAACTGTTATCTTTTAACAATTGGGTTTCGGCTTTTGTTAGTGGCGCGGTACTTCTTCGTATTT